TATCCTGGACTATATGCTGGCCAAACAGATTTGATAGGTTTGCATAAAAATGATTTAGCAATAATAGACTTCAAACAAACTAACAAACCAAAGAGACGTGAGTGGATTGAAGATTACTGTCTCCAGTTAGCAGCTTATACTATGGCACATAATTATGTATATAAAACTGGTATCAGTAAAGGTGTGATTATGATGTGCAGTAAAGATAATTTTTATCAAGAGTTTATTATAGAGGGACTTGAGATGAAAAAATATATGCACAAATTTTTAAAACGCATAGATGAATACTATGATGAACTGAAAGGAAAAGACTAATGAGACTAAGAGATCTACAACAAGTATTAGGTAAATTCACAGACAATGAAAGAGGCACAATTATATCAGATTGTCCTATATACATTGAGACTATGGATGGCAGACTAGAGGAGATTAGGAAGGTAGAATTACAGGAAAGTAAGCTAATAAACTCACCAGAGCCGGCAAGAGTAGTGCTTAAAGCAGAATCTTTGAAGAGGTTTATGTCGCCAACCTTCAGACAAAGCTAATGAATTGTGACATAAATGTGACAGTGTTGCATAAATATCACACTATTTATGGCAAAAATAAGGCAATGACCACCATAAGAGAAATATTGGGGGCATTGTTTTTTTTTCAGAGTAAAAATTTTTGGCGTGGTCACGTGGTCAAAGAGGCTTTTTTGGACTATAAGTGTTGGTATAAGCGAATAGTAGCACTACCAAGACAGCGATTTTGCTTGGTAGGTGGTGGTCAAAGTTGGTATTCGGTGCGCGCGACCCTTTTTGTTTTTTTTAAAACTTTTTTTGCCCAAATATTTGACTTATAATGAGATATGCCTAAGAGACGTAAAAAATCTAAATATAAATATGCAATGATTGGTAAGAAGAAATACTACTTCTACAAGATTGTCTGGGAAGATCCGTGCGGAGATGCGGGACATGCAGACGTAGATGAAATGAAGAAGTTGTTACCAGCCATAATGGTTTCACAGGCATACATATTTGATAAGAACAATAAATATGTTTGGACCTTTTCATCTTACGATACAGAGTCTGCTGTATTCTCTGATAGAAATTGTTTTCCAAGATCGATAATAAAAAAAATGGAGAAGATAACAATATGAATAAACTAAAGAAAATATGGAGAGATAGAGATGTATATGCTCTATTGTACAGAGAATATATCATAGGTTTTGTGATAGGTTTTTTAGTTGGTGCTATTTACTATAAAAGAAACTATACAGGTGATATTAAATATACAAGGATGTATAAGTAATGTATGAATTAAAAGAATATCTTAACGCCATAAACTTTACAAAAAAGAATCTCATGGATTCGGAAGATAAGTTATGGATAAAAAAGTATCCTGCATTTATTATTAATAAGATATTATCTGGTTTTCAAGATTGTATAATGCTCGTCAATGAAATGAATAGAAACCATTTCATGGATAAAGATATGCAGTTCCATTTTCTAATAAATAGTATTAGAGCTCGAAAGCGATTTAGTCCCTTTATGAGAGCTAGTAAACTAAAGGATTTGGATGTTGTGAAAGAGTATTATGGATATAGTAATGAAAAGGCAAAGGCCGCTCTTGATATCCTCACCAAAGACCAAGTGAAATTAATTAAAGAAAAATTATTTAAAGGTGGGAAAAAATGAATGAATTAGATAATAATTGGCAACCCGAGAAAATGCTCGAGGTTCAATTAAAAGAACCTGATGACTTTTTGAAGGTAAGAGAAACATTAACAAGAATTGGAGTTGCAAGTAGAAAAGATAAAAAGTTATTCCAATCATGTCATATATTACACAAACAAGGTAGATATTTTATTGTACACTTCAAAGAGTTATTTGCTCTAGATGGCAAGTCTGCTAATCTATCAGATAATGATGTTGAAAGAAGAAATACTATAGCACAATTACTAAGTGATTGGGGATTGATTGCAGTTATTAATACTGCTGTTGGCGAAAAGAAAGCACCTCTATCACAAATAAAAGTTTTATCATTTAAAGAAAAAGGTGAATGGGACTTACAAGCAAAATATAATATAGGTAAAAAAGTAGAAGATGAAGGCACCGAAGTTTAAAGATTTCATAGTTGAGGAGAAGGCAGAGAAATTAAGAATATTATGTTTGTCTGCTGATCCTGAAAATTCGGAATATTTTCATACAGCAAAAAGAATAAAAGAAGAAGGACCTAAATTAGGTCATGAAGTTTATATTGTTTTTATTGATGGTGCTTATATTAAAAATGAAGATGGTAAAAAAACTATTCATAATGAAAATGATGAAAAAGGTTTTGAGATAAATGATGACAATACAGTAGCAATAGTTAGAGGTTCGATAACACAAAAAGATTCTTGGTTAGATTTATTATCACAATTAGAAAAGGCAGGCGTTGCTTGTATTAATAATAGAAGTTGTGTTAATATGTGTGCTGACAAATATCGAAGTTATTTAAGACTTGCAGATTATGGTTTAGTACAACCACATACAGTTTTAATTCCAAATAAAAAAGGTGTAGAAACAGCAGTTGAAAACTTAGATAGAAAGTATCCTATCATCATGAAAACTTTACGAGGTAGTAAAGGTATTGGTGTAATCTTTATAGAATCAGAAAGGTCATTAGACGCCATCGTGCAATTGATATATAAAGAATCAGAGGATGCTGAATTACTATTACAAGAATATATTAAAACAGATTATGATATTAGAGTTTTAGTTTTAGGTGGCAAAGTATTAGCAGCCATGAGGCGTGATGTAATTAAAGGCGACTTCAGGTCAAACTTTTCCAGAGGTGGTAAAGTTAAAATGTTTAAACTTACTGAATTAGAAATAGAAGATTGTATATTGGCAGCAAAAGCAGTCAATGGTCACTATGTTGCAGTTGATTTTATACCTTCTCAAAATAGAGAAAAAGATAGACCATATATCATAGAAGTAAATTCATCGCCAGGTACTGAAGGCATTGAAACTGCCACAGGCGAAAACTTAATTAAACAAGTCATAGAACATTTCCACGATAGAAAACTTAGACACAAAACACCAACAGAATGTGGTAGAGTAGAAGTTGTGACACTAGAAGGTGTCGGTGACGTTTCTGCTAACTTTGATACAGGCAATAGTGCTAGAGTTATGATACACGCTGATGAAATGGAGATTAAGAATGGCACAGTATTTTGGTCAACTAAAGGTGGCGATGATGAGTTTAGTATGCCAAAAGGTAAGTTTAAAAATAAACTAATTAAAATGAAAGAGTATGAAAGAGGTGCTGTGAATGCTACAACATTTACAAGACCAATGATACATATGGACATTACTTTTTTAGGAACAACATATAAAGATGTTGAGTGTATTATAGATGATAGAACATCAAAGACAACCAAATGTTTAATGAACCAAAGATTTATGAGAATGACAAATGTAATGATAAATCCAGCAAGGAAATATGTCGTTACAACAAAATACAGTTTAGACTAGACGCTTTACAAATTAATTGTATTGTGTTATAATAATATGAAAAGGAGTGAGTTATGCCCAAAACACATCAAACAGAAAATCACCTATTCAAAGCATTAGTAAAAAAGTATGAGGCACAGATAGCAAAAGCTGTCGCAACATTAATTATTTACTTTGACAATCCTGTCGGTATAGGTGAACACCCACAGCACGTAGAAGAAATGGATAAACTAGTTGGCGAAATTGCGTCAGCAGAAGATAGTTTAAAAGCATTAAACAAACATTTTAACAATACACAAATATAGTGAAATTTTATACTAGCGTTATACCTCACAAAGGCAAACTTTTAGTCCGTGGTGTAAACGAAGATGGCAAGCATAAGAAATATAAAATTAATTATCAGCCATCTTTGTTTGTGCCTGTGCAAAAAGAAACAAAGTATAAAACACTAGACGGTCGTTATGCAGAAAAGATTTCACATGAAAGTATTTGGGAAGCAAAGAAATGGATTGATGAATACAAAGACGTAAGCAACTTTGAATATTTTGGTAATACAAGATATCAATATCCATATATTGCTGATGAGTTTCCTGGCAAGATAAACTGGGATATCAAACAGATTAGAATACTTACAATTGATATTGAATGTGAAAGTGAGAATGGTTTTCCTGATCCTGATAAGGCAGAAGAACCTTTAATTTGTATTACAGTAAAAGACCATGCGAAAAAAGGTATATTAGTTTTTGGTTGTGGCAACTTTGTCAATGACAGACCAGACGTTAGATATGTTAAATGTTCTAACGAAACAGATTTAATTCATAGATTTACAGAATTTTGGTTATCGTATCAACCTGATATTGTTACAGGTTGGAATGTAAAGTTTTTTGATATGCCTTATTTGATGAATAGATTTAAATACATCATGGGCGAAGAATACATACAACAATTTAGTCCATGGGGTCAAGTAACAGGCGGTTCAACAATATCTTTAGGATATGCTAGAACACAAAATTATTATGACATACTTGGCGTTGCAACTTTAGATTACCTAGACCTGTATCGTAAACATACATTTGTCAGGCGTGAAAGTTATAAACTAGATTATATTGGTCAAGTAGAATTGAATGAAAGTAAAACTGAAAATCCATATGATACTTTCAAAGAGTTTTATCAAAACGATTATCAATTATTTGTAGAGTATAATATTCAAGACGTTGAGTTGGTTGATAAGTTAGAAGATAAGATGAAACTG